ATGACTAAGTAAAACACTATTTTTTTCCAAAAAAAAGACTATTTATTATGTGATAAATCGTATTATATGAAAACAATTTTTATAACAGAAAACATGTATGATATTCTTAAGGAAAATATCTTGTTAGATAATTTACCTGAGGATATAGTCAATGTTATTTTTAAAAACGGTACATCGTTAAAAAACAATCCTGCGATACCGACAATTTTTGATGATAATTTTTTGGAGAGAATTGTGAAAAAGAGGTTTTTGGAAACAAAAGAAAACCTAAAAAAAATAGGGAAAATAGACGACTTTGATGACGACAAGATTGAGTCCGTGCTGTCCAAGTTGTTAACCAAAGCACAGGATATTGAACAAAAAAACAAAAACGAATTGGAGAAAATTTGCTTTAATTATGTTGTTGACTTTTTTGAAATACCTGAGGATAGTATTTCTTTTGAAATAAATCTCACAACTGATTTGTCAGATAACAACATAAGCATTGAACCAAATGACATTGATATTGAGTTCGATAATATTAATGATATAGAGGAACTAAAAAATGAGGTGTCCAAAAAAAGACTACTTAATTGCATTTCAATGGGTATGGGCATGTGTGTTTCCTCATATATCAAATCTTACCTGTCAGAGATTTATGATGTTGACCCAAGATTACCTGATTTATATAGAAAAATATTGGCGTTAAACGATTATTTGCTTTTTGTCAGAGAAGATGTCGGCATAACTGACACAGATAAGAAATTGCTTGGCTTTTCAGAGGTGAGACTTGGGCAACCTGACGAAAAACCCATAGTCAAATCAGAGGGTGTCATATTTCCTGTTTTGTTAAGTGAAACTATCAGGGGACTCATGGAGTTGTTCTCATCACATGGTTTGCCACATGACAAAGACAAGTTAAATTACATAATCAGTAAGACAGATTATCTTAAGTCTGAACCATGGGATATGAGAATAGGACCTTCCTTATGGACAATAATAACAGATTGTTTTGGCGCGCTTGAATCCAATTTAATACCATATTTATATAAGAGAATATCAATGTTGTCCACGAAAAACTTCAATAAACTAATGTCTGAGGTGTTCGCTAAAACCAGAAAAGGGAAAGAGATGATGAACAAAGTTGTCGCCAAGGCAAGACAAGACAAAGAATATGTTGATTTTTCGGAAAAAATGACTACATTACAAACAGACAAAAACATAATAAATGATGAATATATAATCGCTGAAGAGTTATGAGACTAACGTATAATGATTTTAAATATATGATTACCGAATCCATTAAAAGGATTTTAAGGGAAAGTGAGCAAAACGATGTACACCCTGCTGTATATGTTGGAACATATGGAAAATATAACAATGGTTCTTTGGAAGGCGGTTGGGTTGATTTGACACAGTTTTCATCCAAAGAGGAGTTTCTTAATTATTGTTATCAAAAACTACATGCCAATGAAAGAAGTCCTGAACTGATGTTTCAGGATTATGAGTACATTCCACAAATATTCATAAGTGAAAGTAGTATTGATGGCAGGTTCTGGGATTTCATGAATGATGATAGTGATTATTCTTATGACATTAAATGTGCGGTGGCTAACCATGTGTCTGATGTTGATGAGTATTTCAATGTTATTGACGACATTCATGTTTATTACGGGTGTGATAACATGACTGATGTCGCTTATCAGATTGTTGACGACATGGGTATGCCACAGAATCTTGCTTATTATTTCGATTATGAGGCTTTTGGTAGGGATTGTTCTTTTGACGGTCCTTCTGAGGATTCAGATGCTGAAACCGTTTATGATGAGTATGGTGTGAGTGAGGGTGATGATACCGCTCTTGGTGAGGCGATTGTTGATAATATCTATGGTGGTGTTGAACATCTTGACAAGAAAACACTGGAAAGATATTTTGATTATGAGGCTTTTGGTAGGGCACTTGAAAGTGATGGGACTTGGATTTCGTCTGATGACGGAATGATTGAGTTATATTAATAAAGTAAAAAATATTAGAGGACATGAATGTAGAGGAATTTTTAAGCACAATGGATGCTTTAAGATTTGATGATAGTTTGGATACTGAATACCCTGAGTTAAGGGGTATGGTAAAAAAAGTATATCCATATATTAGACAAATATATAACATGATGACAAATGCGGGATTGCTTGCCGAATCCCATGGACAGAAAAAACACAATTATCCTAAGGACGAGTTACACGCCATGAGGAAAGGTAATAGGGATGCCGAAAGGGATTTATATGGTGACGGTTTTAAGGCAAAGTCTAAACTCCATATGACCGCCAAAAAAGACAAGATGTCCAAGAACAAGATTAATGTCAACAACTATGATAAATTTGTTGATGAGTCAAAAAACATCGTTAAGATAAATGAGTCTGATTTATATAAAATGGTCGGTGAGTCTATTTTAAGAAACATGAAGAGGTTGGTCAGGGAAAGTGACGAAAGAGATTATGACACACCACCCGAAGGCTCAATTGGAACGGAATTCAGTTGGGGTAAAAATATTGAGGGATTGATTAAACAATTGTCAGAGATATTTGATGAGACTAATGTGCCAGAAGAAAACGAATGGGGATTCAAACAATCCAAGTTCGACACTATGGTGGCCTCTCTTAAATATTATTATGAAATTAATCCGTTTGATGATAGAGCGTTTAGGGCTATCTATAATATGATGGATAATTATGACCTTGTTTCTGACGAGAGGGTAAAAAATATTTTGTTACAACTAAAAAAATATTGTTAAGGTTATGGATAAAAAGGATTTGGTTGAGATACATAGAGGTGAGACAGGAACCGGTTTGTTAATTGAACATGATGGGTTCATATCAAAAGATTGTGGAAATAACAAAACACTCTTTGAATCATATAAAAAAATAAATGAGGGTATTGGGGATGGAGATGATTTCCATTGCCCATATCCGTTCGTTGTGGATGCGGTATTTCAAAGATACGGTGTTGAAAACGCTAACGGTAGAATTTATCCTGAACATATTCTTAAAAGAGAAGTTGATAGGTATAAACAACTTATGGATGAAAGGAGAGCGTTAGCTGAATTAAATCACCCAAGCGAGAGCACAATTGACCTTAGTAGAGTTGCCATTAATACCGTAGAATTACATTGGGAAGGAAATACTTTGGTCGGTAAAATAGAGATTATCACAAGCCCTGGTTTTAGGAAATATGGTATAATATCATGCCAAGGTGACCAAACAGCAAATTTACTTTTACAGGGATATAAAATAGGTCTCTCATCAAGAGGTCTTGGCTCAGTAACACAAAGAAATGGTGTTTTATATGTTGGTGAAGATTTTGAGTTAGTATGTTTTGATGTGGTTAGTGACCCCTCAACAAAAAACGCATGGATTTGTCCAGATAATGAAATACCAAGAGAATACATTTACCAAGAAAATGTTGACAATAAACAAAAAAATAACAAACTTTTCGAAAAATTGGATAAATTTAACAATTGGTTGAATGAGTAAACAAATTATTATAACAGAAGAACAATTTAATAAACTTCTAAATGAGGAATTAGGTATTTCAGAAGAAGTATCTAACAAAACATTGGAAGTTTTTTCTTTATTAGAAACAGTCATTAACACTAATAAAAGCATAGGTGAAAAGAACGAGTTATTTAATTATTATAATGGTAGTTTAACTTTTGATTTTTTAAATTGTAAGGTTATTTGTACCGTTAATTGTTACAATTTTTTTAACAAAGAGTATTTTGATTATTCGAAGTTTGAATCAAATGGTTGGAGTGTCTACTTGAATAAAAACACTTGTTTTATGGGTGTTGATGTACCTATGATTTCAGGTACAGTAGTTAAAAATGTTGTCATTGACACAATTCAACGTGAAATAGAACATCTTTATCAACAAATCGTTGCCGGAAAAAGATTTTCCAATGAGGAATATTATGCGACAATAGCGACAAACATTAATTCAAACAACAAAATTGTGAAACAAGTGGCGAAACTAATATATGGCACTATTAAATCAGAACAAGATGGTTTTGTTAACGGTTTGTATGCTTTTTTAATGTCTTCACCTGGTGTTTTTTCAATGCAATCCCTTTATAAATCAGAATGTTGGAAACTGTATTCTGAAATGATAACAATTTATAATGAGTTGGATGGTAATCAAGAAATGTTAAACGAGTTCACCAAATACAAAATTTCTAAAACAAAAGTCCGCAAATCAATTGATGCGTTATTGAGGAAAATCGGAAGAGTTATAATAAAAGTTAAACAAGATAAAATTAAAAAACAGGGGTGGAGGTACTAAAAATACCTCCATTTTTCGTTAAAATTAATATAAATCGAAGAAAAAATCTAATTTTCAACTATTTATTTGTTGATTTTTCAGATTTTTTGAAAACATCTAATATTTATTGTTGAAATAATAAGATTTTAATAATGCTTTTTTATATGAGCAAATCAAATAATACAATTAAAGAAGCAGTCCTTGATGCCCAAAAACTTAAGGAGACTATTAAGGAGGAAAGCAAGAGCACATTGAAAGATATGCTCAGCGAGGCTGTTAAGGATGTTATTCGTGAATCTATCGAAGACGATGAGGAGGATAAGGTAGATGACGATTACGAAGTTGTTGATGATGAAAAAGAAACACAAACTGATGACGAGGTAAGTGCTGATGGTGAAGAAACCACTGAGGAACCTGAATCCACCGACAGTGATGACACTGAAAGTGAGGAAGAGGAAGAAACAGAGGAGACACCTGAAACCGATGAAGATGAATGGGACACTTTCTCTGACTATCAGGTTGGTGATGATAATACTTATGACCTCACAGATGTGCAAGACTATGACAAATTAGTGAAGGTTTATAAATTATTGGATGATGATGACAGAGTTGTTGTCAAAAAAGACGGTGACAAAATCTCTTTGAAAGACAATGAGTCTGGTAGCGAATTCATAATTGACCTTGGTACGGACGGTGATGAGACTGTTGAAGGTGGTGAGGAAGAGAGTATGACAGAAGGTGTTATAAAAGAAGGTCCTGAGGACATCGCAGGTATTCCTTCAAATGAGGATGAGGACGATGAACTCGTTCCTGACGATTTTGAACTCAGTGACTTTGATGAGACACCAAATAATGAGCCTATTGGTGAAGGCAAAAAAACTAAAAAAGTTATGAAAGAAAGCAAAGGAATGATATTCGAGGTTGACCTTGGATATACAGATGACTACCAAGACAAGGACCCGATTAAAGGACTTTCCAATACTGAGCCTTCAAAATCAGGCAAATCTTGGGAGAAGGGAGTACCCACAGGTACTGAGAAACCATGGGCAGGTGACTCCAAATCAAAGGGTGAGCCTTTTGAGAAAACAGTAACAGAGGAACAAGTTGACGAATGTGGTGCCACTTCACCAACTGAAGAACCTATCGTTGATGAGGGTGTTACCGTAGCAAAAGCACCTAAGAGAAGGTCGCCTAAGACCAAATCCCCTAACTCTGGTGATGTAAACGCACCAAAGGTATCAAGACATGTTTCTGTCGGTAGTGATTACAAGGAAATCGCTGAGGCTTACAAGAAAGAAAACAACATGCTTAGAAAGGCTGTCAGTGATTTAAGAAATACCGTCAAAGAAGCATATGTCGCCAACAACAATCTTGCAAGGATAACAAGACTCTTTACTGAGAACACCGTTAGCCAACAAGAAAAAATTGAGATTGTTGAAAGGTTCTCAAACGAGGCGAAAACAATTGAGCAATCAAACAAACTCTACGAGACACTTGACAAACAACTCAAAAAGAACTCAAACCTTACTCTTGAATCAAGTAAATCAATGAATGTTGAGGGTAGTAAGACAGTTAATGAGGGTAAAACCAATTATCAGTCAAAACAACTCCTTAATACAATTGATTTGATTAAGAGAATGGAAAATTGCTAAAAATAACAAAAAATAATAAAAAGGAAATTAATAATTATGGTTGATTTTTTAAAGTCTGGTCAAGTCGGTACTATCGAACTTAACGAAACCAGAAAAATGAGAAACGAAATCGCTAACAGATGGTCAAGCCTTGGTATGGTTGATGGCCTTGTTGGTGCTATTAAAGAGAATGTCGCTACCCTTTACGAAAATACTGCTAAGATGATGCTTTCAGAGGCTTCTGACGCAAGTAACAGCGGTTCCTTTGAGACTGTTGTCTTCCCTATCATCAGAAGGGTTTTCAGCAAACTTCTTGCTAATGATATTGTCTCCGTACAGGCAATGAACTTACCTATCGGTAAACTTTTCTTCTTACTTCCTGTCACCTCCGAAAGAGAGTGGTCTTCTGAGGAAATTGAAGACGGTACAACCGGTAGACATCGTGGCCTTATGGGTTATGAGAGAACTGACAGAAGGGATGGTTCCAAATATAACAGGTTCTATCTTCCTGACGAGGTTGTCAATGACCAAGTTTTTGAGACCTATGATGTCAAATCAGGTGATGTTGTCGCATCAGGTTTCACCTCATATGATGAGGCTTTCGCTACACTTGAGGAAGGTCAGAGAGTAAGGCAGGTTTCCCCTGAGGTTACCAAGTATATGGGTAAAACCCTTTATGACCTTTTCTACAATGACTTCCTTTTCGATAACTCAAAGGGTAAGATTCATATCAAGGTCGGTGAGGCTGTCCCTGTCGTTTTCAAGAGAGGACAACTCGTTGAGGCTACTAAGGATGACCTTAAACTCTATGCTGACGGTACCCTTAGAAACATCATTTTGAAGGTTACTGGCTTCGCTTCTTACAACGCAGGTAGACTTACAGGTCCTGACGGAAACGAAATGGATACTGAGGCTTTCCTTGCTTCTCTTAAAGTTGTCGCTACTGACAAACTTGGTTCTGAGTCTGGAACTTGCTTTGCCGCTAATGAGTCAATTCCTTTCAGAGTTGTGACCCAGAAGTACGGTAAGGGAATGGTTGAGTACGCAGGTGCTTGTGATGCCGAAGGTTGCATCTATCTTGATGTTGACCTTGCCAAACCTGCAAGAGTACAGGGTGCTTCAATGGACGGTTATCTTGGTATTGAGAAACCTGAATCAATTGAGAACCTTTTCAAAGTCGCTTGGTGTCAGTATGACAGCCTTGAGCTTGAGACCGAAATCGGTGAGGTTTCTTTCAAACTTGATAGTGTTGTCGTTGCTGTTGAGGAAAGGAAACTTAGGGCTACCTGGTCACCTGAACTTGCACAGGACGTGTCAGCGTTCCACAACATTGATGCTGAGGCTGAGTTAACAGCACTTCTTTCAGAGCAGATTGCTGCTGAGATTGATAGGGAAATCCTTAGAGACCTTAGGAAATTTGCTCCTTGGCAAGCAAGATGGGATGTCAATGGTTGGAGAAGAATGGCCGCATTCTCAACTAACTACACTCAGAAAGATTGGAATCAGGAACTTGTGACTAAGGTTAATCAGGTTTCAGCACAAATCCACAAGGCAACTCTTAGGGGTGGTGCTAACTTCCTTGTAGTTTCTTCTGAGATTTCAGCAGTGTTTGATAACCTTGAGTACTTCCATGTTTCAGACGCTTCCGCAGAGTCTGACCAGTACAATATGGGTATTGAGAGAGTTGGTTCACTTGGTGGTAGATACCAGGTTTATAGAGACCCTTATTCACCTGCTTGGTCAATCATTATTGGTCACAAGGGTAAGAGCCTTCTTGACACAGGTTACATCTACGCCCCTTATATCCCTATGCAGTTAACTCCTGTTATCTACAATCCACACAACTTTGCTCCTGTAAAAGGTATAATCACACGTTATGCGAAGAAATGTGTTAACAACAGATTTTACGGCCATATCCACGTGGACGGTTTAACACAGTGGGATATCAATGAACTTAGATAATAAGTATTTGATTAATAATGTTTTAGAAGAGTCTCTGACATACTCAGAGACTCTTTTTTATTACCGTTAACATGAGCAAATATGTCTTGTTAGTGTTAACGGTAATGTAAATAATCAACATTTTTTTTTGCTTCTGTTAAAATACCTTTTTTTGATAAAAAATTACAAGGATTATTGATTTTTATTAATATTTATTATATATTTGTAAAAGAAAAAAAATATTTATAAATGAAGGTAAATAAAAACATAAACGAACTAGAACTTTGTGAGAAATATAAGTCAGGTGAAAAGATAGAAAATCTTTGTAAAGAATATAAGGTAGGTAAACTTAAAATAAAGAACATTTTAGGAAAAAACGGTATTGAATTAAGAAGTAGGCATTCACCTCGTATTGTAAGAAATTTCGTAATTGATGATTTTCATATTAAGAAATATGAAAATGGAGACAATTATTACTATGTGGCGATATCGAAAATTGATGGTACTGAATTTGAAGATTGTAACAATGACGGTGGTCATTTAACATCACATATAAGAAACATGGTTGGTATTGAGATACCGACTTTATATGATAGGAGGATATATTATCAAACAACAGGTAATTATTGGTGGGAACAGTGGTTTTCGGTAGAAAAAAGGGAAAGAAAACCAACAAAAAAGTGCCCATATTGTGATTGGGAAACCATTGATGTTGATAACAAAAGTGGTGTATTTGAAATTCATTTGAAGGAGGTACATAACAAAACAGTTAAGGAGTATTTAGAAGAATTTCCTGAGGATATTCAATACTTTCCAAAATACAAAAAACTGCTTGAGAAAGAAAAAAAATTAACAAAGGAAGAAAATTATATAATTTGTCCTATTTGTAATGAAAAGTTTGAAAAACTGACACCAAGTCACATTAAAACACATGGTTTAGATGTTGAAAAATTTAAAACAATTTATCCCAACGCCCAATTTATGTCCAAAAACATGTTAGCACAAACAATTGAAGCACAAAAATTAGGCAATTTGGTTGTCAATAAAAAAAGATTTGTTTCAAAATATGAAAGAGAAATACAAGATTTTTTAGAAAAAAATAATGTTGTTTTTGAAACCAATAGACAAATTTTGGAAGGTAAGGAAATTGATATTTTAATACCGTCGTTAAAAATCGGCATTGAGTTTGATGGTTTAAAATGGCATACTGAGTGGTTTGGTAGGAAAAGCCATACATATCATCTTGATAAAACTTTAACATGTAACAAATATGGTTATGGTTTAATACATGTTTTTGAAGATGAATATGTGAACCATAAAGATATTGTTTTAAACAAAATAAAACATATTATCGGAAAATGTGAAAAATTACCTAAAATTTACGGCAGAAAATGTGAAGTGAAAAGAATATACAAGCATGATGCTGAAGAATTTTTAAACAAGTATCACATACAAGGTTTTGTTAGTTCAAGCGTTTATCTTGGTGCATATTATAATAATATGTTGATTGCTGTTATGTCTTTTAAAAACGGTAATCTTAAAAATAGTTGCTGGGAGTTAACGAGGTTCGCAAGTGATTATAATTATGTTTGTTGTGGTGTTGGCGGTAAATTATTCAAGTATTTTATCAAAGAATTTGAACCCCAAAAAATAATATCATTTGCTGATAGAAGATGGACAATATCCCCATATAACAATTTGTATATTAAACTTGGGTTCTTATTAGAGAAATTCAATCCACCTGATTATAAATATTACCTTGATGAGTCTAAAAACGACATGAAACACAAAAGAATACACAAGATGAAGCTAAATAAACAGACACTTCACAAAAAATACGGTTTACCACTTACCATGACGGAAACTGAGATGGCAAGGGAATTAGGTTATGACCGTATTTGGGATTGCGGATTAATTAAATATGTTTGGGAAAACAAGAAATAATTTATATTTTTACAAAAAATTTATATTATGAGTGACATAAAACTTTTAGAGAAAATAAAAAATTACGATAAGGATTGGTGTTATCAATATCAAAGGAGGATTGACACGCTTGAGGAGGACAAAAAGACATTGGGTTGGGATGATGATTTCATTAACGCCATAAATCTTGATGAATTTGTTTTTAAGGTTATAACAACAAAAGAGGAAAAAGATAAGGCCATACGGTTTATTGAAAGGTATGAGTGGTTGGGGGGTATTGGTGATGGTAATTTTCCGACACATTGGTTTTCTGCCACATATAGAGGTGTTTTAGGGGGTATTGTAATAATGGGAATGCCCAATGCTTTTTCCAAACTATTGGGTGAGGACACGAAGAACATTGAGAGACTTATAATAAGAGGTGCGTCAGCGTCATGGTGTCCAATGAATTTGGGTAGTAAGTTTTTAATGTGGGCAATGAAATGGATGGTGGACAACACACAGTATAGGTTATTCACTTGTTATTCTGACCCACAAGCCAAAGAGATTGGCAGTATTTACCAAGGTCTTAATTTTTATTATTTGGGACAAGGTAGCGGTACGACAGTAAGATGTGTTAACCCATATAATCCAAATGTTCTGATATCTGACAGAGCGTTCAGGGCAAGGAGTATGTATAAGAGATACGCTAAGGATTTGGGTATCGAATGGCAAAAAAATTGGAATACAGACCAATGTGTATTATGGGAAAATATTCCCGATGATGTGGAAAAGAAACTGAGAGATTATTCCAAAGAAATGTACAAAAAGGCGGAAAAGATATATTTTCCAAGCAAACATAAATATGCTTATGTTCTTGGAAGAGACAAAAGGGAAACCAAATATTTAAGGAAAAAATTTCTTGAGTTGAACAAGGTTTATGATTACCCTAAAAGGGAAAGTAAAACTGAAAAGAAGTTCAAAAGGTAAAAACATATTTACTATTAAAACAATAAAAGTAACACAATATTGTGTTACTTTTTTCTTTTTTCCTTTAGAAATTGAAAGTGTTTTCTGTGTTTCAAATATTCAAAATCGTATTCGTGATTATAGGCTTCTCTTTCAAAACATATATTTTTATATGCTTTTTTAGGTGATGTAAAAATATTAAATAGCCAATTCATAAAATAAAACGGATAGAAGAACAGTGACCCCACAAGTATTTGGAGTGGTTCAAAGAAAGAGAGAGGTATTGCGAAATCCTTAATTTGCTCTTTATGTATTGTCTCATGGTTAACTGTTGCCCTAACATAATTCGTATAATAAGGATTATTAATGAAATTTTCACAATCTTTTCTCCAGAATATCAAGCCAAAAAGGTTCATGGCAATGTAGCCTTTAAATGGTATTAAACTATTTAAATAGGCATTTGTGTCGTTAATTTTAATTTTTTTCATTTTTTTTTTATTTATAAATAGTTCCACAAAAAGAAAAAGTGACACTGTTAGTGTCACTTTCCAAGCCAAATCACATGTGAAAAATCGGTTCTATATTTATTTTCCAATATATCTGAAGGCATAATCAAGATATTGCTTTTTCCTGTTTCTGTGGCATAATAGCCATATCCATCATTGTCGGTAATTTCGTTATTAAGACACATTTCCTTGAACTCATCCATTGTGTGCAGTGAACCTTTCCATGTTTTACCGAACTCAATTGTTGGCTCTTGTAACAGTCTTGCTTCCTGATATATGCTAAACATTTCGTTTCTTATGTCGTATGTTTCTTTATACATATCGTCAAACGGCATGTTTTTTTTCGCACAATCGTCTTCAATAACACCAAGTTTTTTTTCTAGTTCCTCATATTTTTTCATGAGTTCCTGATATTTTTTCTCTTTTGACATAATTTAGTTTTTATAAATATTAGGGTCATAGTCAGCAATTTCCTTAAATGAATCGGAAAGTTGCTCAATCGCTATTTTTTGCATGTCCTGTGGGTTAACCATAATGTCTGATTTAGCCTTGATTTCAGATTTAATAGCGTCATTAATGTAATAATATGATGTGCCGTTAACCGTTGCCACAATAGACAGAATCCTATCAAACAAGAAGTTTCTTGGACTAAAGGTTTTGTCAAGTTCGGCTTTTGCTTTCATATAAGCCTCAAGTGCCTCACCTGATAACACGTCAGATACTCCCTTTTCAGGCGCAGGTGCGGAATAAGGTTTGTTCATCGCCTTAATTACATCATCAGGAATGCCACCCTTAACATGGCCTTCACTATCAACAACATAACATGTTGATTTCGGTTTTGTTGTCATACCCGCTAAATTAAAATCTTTTGAAAGTTTACCTGTTTGGTTCGCTTGTGGACCGTAATCACTTTCTTGTCTTTGGTTATGGTTATCACCAAGCATACCATTACTTTCCATCCCAATACCGTTTCTCATTCTGAGATTGTGTAATTTTTCTGAGTAATCAGAATATGCTTTCTTATAACTTTCAGGTGTTGTCCAGTGGACATTATACCTTGTTGTCACAATTATACCATCAATACCACTTAATTTTTTAATGTTTTCGTCATCGTTAAATTTTTTAACGTGTGGGTACCAATGTTCATTGTCCATTTCAGTGTAATTGGCAAGTGCTTTGCTGACATCATCCTTACGCCAATTTTTTCTTGTCGTGTAAAAAGACTGAGGTTTTACATATATAAATGAAGCATATGTACCCCCTCCGTTTTCATCTTGCTTGTTTAAGATATCAATAATCTCATCCCTTGTTACCTGTTGTCTGGGTGATGTTCCTTCAAGAAGATTCATCCTCTTCATCAAATCAATTGTTTCGTTCAGTTGTGTTTTCATACTTTCTTTTTATTAATTTAGCCAATATATTTTTTTATGTTTAATATAAATATACCTTTATCTTTGTTTACAACTTTTTTTTCAAAAATATAAAATTTAAAGAAAAAAAACAAAATTAATACTATTTAATATATTTATTAATAAAGGGAAAATAACTTATTATGGTAGATATTAGATATTTACAGACTGAGTACATCAAATGTTTTAGGGACAAAAGTAGAATTTATATGATTCAAAATTTTCTTAAAACATATGATGCCACTCAAGGTAGGGAAATAAATTTCAAACTGTTTCCAAGACAACAAGACTTATGTCACGCTTTTGCAAGTGGTCATAATGTTGTCACCACTAAACCACGTCAAGCAGGTATTACAACAACCGCAAGTGCTTTTATTTCATGTGAGATGTGCCTTGCGGATAAAGATATGCCACAAACTGTTCTATGTATTGGTAATACTTTGGATTTGGCACAACAGTTTCTTTTTAAAGTGAGGGATTTTTTACTTCAATTTCCGTTATGGATGTGGGGTGATGACTTTTTTGATAAAGGTTATGATATTCTTAAACCACCGGAAAACAAAAATGTTATTTTTGATGTCTGTAACAATAAAGAGTTAAGGTTAAAAAACGGATGTAAAGTTGTCGCAAGGTCATCAGGCCCTGATGCTTCCAGAGGTGTTGGCGGTGTTACATGGTTGGTGTTTGATGAAGC